ACTAAACCAGATAACTTTCAATTCATAGTTCCTAATTGGACTACAAATCGTATTATAGATTATTGTGTTAAAAATGCAAACATAGGTGGTCAGACTAATTATAGAAATGCTATGTTCTTCTTTCAAACATTAAATGGTGGGTTTAGATTTAAATCGATTGATGAAATGTTTGCACAAGAATTCCCTGTTGCATTCAGTATGAAACCTAGAAACTCATCTCCAACAGAAGACATGGACTTAAATGCTCCTGGAGGTTTGAACAGTCAGATTCTTAGTTATAGAAAACCTCAAATGTTTGATACATTAAAAGGAACGATATCTGGTGCTTATGCATCTCATATGAAAGTCTATGACCCTTTGCGTAAATTAGAATCAGAAGAACTTTATGATATGGAAGAGACATGGAAGAGAGGTAAACACCTTTCAGGTCATCCTATGATTCATAATGGTGAATATGAGTATACATTTACTGCAGAAAACTCTGTAGGTGAAGGAGAACCACCACAATATAGTGAATTAGATGTTGACTTGCCTCCAAACCAGCATTTTAACGCGTTTTTCATTGAGGCATCTGATATGAGACATTCATATGATGACAGTGCAGATATGACAGCACAAGAACTTTTCAGAGGAAAAGAGAATAGAGATAATGCAACATTAGAAAGAATTGCACTTATGGAAATTTTGTCTCAACATAGAATAGTTGTGACAGTCCCTTTTAGAACAGATATGAATGTTGGTCAAATTATTCAATTATCTTTACCAGCTGCGGAACCAACATCAGAAAGTGATACTTCAGATAAGTTAAATGATGACAGATATTTGGTAACAGATTTAAAACTAGTTGGTGACCCAACACAATTAACAGGCACGATGACAATGGAATGTGTTAAAGAATCTTATATGGATAAAGTAGAGAATGCAACACCATTAGATAATACTGCAACACCGAGAGAAGTATGATAACATTTTATGGAATAGTTGAAGATAGAAATGACCCATTGATGGTCGGAAGAGTTCGTGTTCGTATACATGGAATTCATTCTGAAAATAAACAATATATTGCAACACCTGACCTTCCATGGGCACAAGTTTTATTACCAACAACTTCTGCTGGATTATCCGGCATAGGAACACAACATGGGCTAATCGAAGGTTCAACTGTATTCGGTTTCTTCAGAGATGGTGAAAGTAAACAAGACCCTGTTATAACTCATGTATCTGCGGGTATTCCTCAGAAAGGTTATAAAGAAACAACAAAAGACGAATTATTAAATAGAAGTATTGAAAAGGGTTTTAATGACCCACGAAGATTAAAAGTTGCAGACTATAAAGATACTCCAGACGGACCTAATCCTGAACAAGCACCCAATCGTTCTCATGGTTTAACAAGTGATATAGAGAATGCACCAAAAAGTCCAAAAGAATTAAAGATTAATTACGACAATACAGGTTCTACTATCGAAGAGTTAGAGGTAACTGAAGATATGTTACCTTACTATCCATTATACACCGAAGAATCTGATTTGTCAAGTATTGCAAGAGGTGGTATTTTAGACCATGCAATTAAAGGTGATATAGTTCACCCAGAAACACAAAAGATTTTAGGAGATTTTGTGGATGTCCAAGCAAAACCTGTATATCCTTACAATAAGGTTTTACAGACCGAGGCCGGCCATGTTTTAGAAATCGATGACACACCAAAATCAGAAAGACTAAATCTTCATCACAGGTCAGGAACATTCCACGAGATTCATGCAGATGGTTCAGAAGTCACAAGAATAGTAAACAATAATTACACTGCAATACTTAAAGATGACAAAGTGTATATTGCTGGTAATACAGACTTGCAAGTTGGTCATGGTAATGTAAACATAACAATCAATACAGGTAATGTCGATATGAAAGTTCTGAAGGGAAATGTTACTTCAGAGATTACCGAAGGAAATCTAAAAGCAGATATCCTAAAAGGAACAACCGATGTATTATCCGAAGGAAAGATAACAATCACAGGTAATAATACAACAGAGATTATATCTAACACAACAGTTACAGGAACATTACATGTAACTGGTGCTCAGACGAATGATTCAACAATACATGCAACAGGAGATATATCAACTTCTGCTGGAAATGCTCCAACACTTGCAACACATAAACACAAATCTACTTCACAAGATACAGGCTCAGGAGCAAATGCTAATAAGAAGAAAGATACTTCGGAACCTGATGCATAAGGAGTATAAATAGATATATGGCAGATTTAAAATCACAAGCAAAGAATGTAGCGGCGAAGGAAGTTTATGCAGATTTAGACATGAATTTTACTGCACACCCAATTACAGGTGATTTAACTATCAAAAAAGATGCAGATGCAATCAAACAGTCTGTAAAAAATATCATAATGACTAATTATTATGAAAGGCCATTCAAACCATCACTTGGTGGAGGTTTTAGAGACTTGTTATTTGCACTTGATACTGAAAGACGAGTAAAAAGAGCACAAGTAAAAATAAGTCAAGTAATTGAGGATTTTGAACCTAGAGTTACAGCAGTTATGCCTCAATTTGTAATAAAGAGAAACAACGATTTGCATGTCATAATTAATTATACGATTAAAAATGGTATGCCGAATCAAGAAGTCAATATGACACTTAAAAGGGCAAGATAATGGCAACAAAAAGTTCACAAATAAACATTACAGAATTAGATTTTGATTCTATTTCAGATAATCTAAAAGCATATCTTAAAGGTCAAGAGAAATTAAAGGATTATAATTTTGAGGGGTCAACAATGGCGACATTGATTGACTTACTTGCGTATTCATCACACATAGGTGCAGTCAATACTAACATAGCTGCGTCAGAATTGTTTTTAGACTCAGCACAAATAAGAAAGAATGTAGTATCTCGTGCAAAAGATTTAGGATTTACACCTGCTTCAGAAAAGTGTTCATCTGCTATCATAGATATTGCATTAAATAATGTTTTAAAGGCCGATGGAACTTATCCGACACTTTCAGAAATGACTATACCTAGAGGTCATGTTTTTCAAACAGTTTTTGATGGCGTATCATATGATTTTGTTACTACAGATACAAATAAACCAACTCAAAACAGTTCAACATTTAATTATACAGGTGTTGAGATATCACAAGGAACATATATGTCTGATTCTTTTGTCTATGATAGACAAATTAAGAATTCAAAATTTGTTTTATCAAATGAGAGGGTTGACAGAAGTAAACTTTCAGTTGTAGTTAACTCAGGTGGAACATCTTCTACTTATGCATTATCTACAGACATTTCTACAATTACAACAACATCAACTGTATATTATACACAAGAAAACGAAGAAGGATATTTAGAAATCTATTTTGGTGATGGTGTATTAGGAAAAGAATTACTTGATGGTGATATTATAACTGCAACATATATTGTAGTTGATACAGACCACGCCGATGGTGCAAAAAGTTTTCAACAAATCACTTCAATAAATGGTTATTCAGATTCAGTTATAACAACGACAACCAATTCAACAGGTGGTGCTGAGAAAGAATCAGTTGAATCAATTAAGTTTAAAGCAAATAAATTTTTTACATCTCAGAACAGACTAGTAACACTAAATGACTATAAAGCAAAAGTCAGTGAATATTATCCAAATGCTGATGCAGTTGCCGTATGGGGTGGGGAAGATAATAATCCACCACAATATGGTAAAGTGTTTCTTGCAATCAAACCTAAAAACTCAGACTATTTAACTGAAGTAGAAAAGGCAGAAGTAATTAGAAAACTAAATTCATTGAATATGGTTACAGTCAGACCAGAGATTATAAATCCAGAAATTATTAAGATTCTTATCTCAACCTGTTTCAAATACAATAACAATTTTACAACACTATCAAAAGGAGAGTTAGAACAATTGGTCAACACAACAATCAACCAATATGATGCAGATAACTTATCAAACTTTGATAGTATATTCAGACATTCAAACTTAGTAAAGAATATTGATGAAACAGATACATCAATACTTTCTAATATAACAAACATAAGATTGAAGAAATCATCAAACATTACTTTAAATAAAAAGATTGGTTACACAAACGAATTTGGTAATGCTTTCTATCACCCAAATGCACAATACAATAAAGCTTTAGGTGGTATATTATCTTCAACTGGATTTACGGTTTCAGGAGATTCTGTAAACACACAATATTTTGATGACGATGGAGATGGTAATCTGAGAAGATTCTATCTTTCTGGTTCAACAAGAATCTATAGTGATACGACTGCAGGAACAGTCGACTACACTACAGGTAAAATAACAATCAATGCGTTGATGTTTACCTCAACAGTAAATACCAATACAACGATTGATTTCACAATCATACCAGACAGCTACGATGTAGTTGCAACTAGAGGTTCTCTTGTAGATATCTCTTCTGCTGATGTCACGGTCAAAGGTGAAATAGACACCATCGCAAGTGGTGAGAGTAGTGCTGGGGTTGGATTTAGTTCAACATCTAGTTCTACATATTAAGGTATTCATTATGAATAAAGTGGTCGCGAGTCCCGCGAGTAGTTTCCCATTAATTTGGATTATATAAAAGGAGAAAAAAATGGCAGATAAAAAAATATCAGCACTATCAGCAGTAGCAGATTCAGCAATTGGAGCTGATGACTTACTACACATTGTAGATAACCCAGGTGGAACACCTGTAAACAAGAAGATGACTATTGGTCAATTGTTTGAAAATATCCCAACTCATTTAGCAGTTGACGATATTGTCACACATACGGCAACTAGTTCAACATTACAGAATCAGTTTTGTAATATCTTCAACATGTCACAAACATCGAAAGTTGTTTATGACCTTGGAGTTGGAACACAAACTGGTCAGTTATTGGTCTTCATCATGTCAGCTATAGGTTCAGGCGGTTCAGCTGCTATAACTGTTAGTTCATGGGGTGGTTCAACTGATACTACAGAACAAATTATACTTGACGCACAAGGCGAAGGCTGTGTGTGCATGTGGAATGGTTCAAAGTGGTTTGTAATTGCTAACAATGGTTGCACATTATCATAAGAGTAAAATAAATGTCTCACGAATCATTATCATCAGATAAAATTACCCAAAGACTGCATACAATCTTACCAGAACATGTAAGAGAAGATGCACCTGCTTTTGCGGCGTTTTTATCTGCATATTTTGAATTCTTAGAGAGAGAGGTTATAACTCTTAAATCACAAAGCGATTTAGACGGTATTGCTTTAGAAGACGGTCAAGGTTCTCTACTTGTAGAAGCTGCGACCGTCTCACCGTCTCCAGATGAGAACTCATCTAAAATCATAAACGAGTCAACAGCGACAAACCCAAATGTAAGTGCAGAACCTCTTACAGTTGGAGAATATGTTTATGGTCAATCAAATGGTTCTATTGCAAGAATAGATGTTATCAATGGTAACACATTATATGTTTCAACAATTCAAGGTAATGGTTTCTCATCAGGTGAAATCATTGAAGGAAGAAACAGTTTACAAACTGCAGAAGTTTTAAACTATAGAGAAAACTCTATACTTGCCAACAATCGATTATTAGACTATTCTGATATCGACCATACAACTGAAGAATTTCTACAATACTTCCAGAAAGACTTCTTACCATCGATTGATTTATCAAAACTTAAAAACAAAAGATTAACAATCAAAAACATTTCTGATTTATATCAGAGAAAAGGAAGTGAAGAGTCAATTAAATTCTTAATGAGACTCTTATATGCTCAGGATGCAGAAATTAGATATCCTGACAACGAAACAATTTATGTATCTGAATCAAATTACAATGAAGAGAGAAGATTAGTTATATTGATGCCTGATGAAAAGGTACCTGCAGAAACAGATAAACTAACTTACTATGATTCAGATGGCAAGACTATACTTGCAGAAGCAAATATAGAAAGAATAAACACACTTGCAACGAACACTTA